TACTAAAAAACAGATTTATACAAGAACCACAGAAGTTTGAGGGTGAATTAGACGAAAGAGAACTAGAAAAGAAGACAAATAACATCAAAAGTAAGATAGAAAGACTAGTTGATAGTGATAATGGTGTTGGATTACGTGCTATAATGAAAAAATTGAGAGCAGCAAGGCAAGCATCGCTTGATTCTTATGGAGAGTATGGATTTGAGAACCTAGTCTTCAAGGAGTTGAGAAATAGTGGTTACATTGACAAAATAAGGGATGCTATGCTACAATTGAATTCAAGAAACCTATCCTTGACATGATACAAATATTATTATTGAAGAATCACCTCGTTCTTGTTGCAAGAATAGAAGAAGTGGGTTCTGAAATGGGTGAACCTGATTGTAAATTGATAGAACCATACGAATTGAAGCAAGAAAAGGGTCAAAACTTCTTGACATCGTGGCCTAGTTTTACAACACAGAAAGAATTAATGATACACTCTGATAGTATACTAACAATGGTACAACCTGATAAGGATCAACTTGATAAGTATCAGACACTTACAGCAAAACCTAGCATCACTGTAAAATGAGATATTACACCAACGTTCAGATGGTCGGCAACGACTTTCTGGTTCGTGGGTATGAGAATGGCAGGTCATTTACATTACGAGATGACTTTCAACCCACTTTGTTTGTCCCCAGTAAGAAAAAAACAAAGTATAGAACATTGGATGGGAAGTATGTTGGTGAGGTAAACCCCGGAAATGTAAGAGATTGTAGAGAATTTATAAGGTCGCATGAAAATATAGAAAAGTTTCCTATCTATGGCAACCGTAGATACATTTACCAATATATTTCAGATAAGTATCCAGAGAATGAGATAAAGTTTGATCTCAACAACATGAAACTCGTCACGATTGATATCGAGGTGAAGTCTGAGAATGGATTCCCGTCTGTACAGAAATGTGATGAAGAGATGTTGCTCATATCATTACTTGATTTCTCATCAAAGAAGATACTTACCTTTGGTGTTGGTCCTTTTGACAATAAAAATGACGATGTGACTTATATCAGGTGTATAGATGAGTATGACATGCTACAAAGATTTCTTGCATACTGGCAACAGAACACACCAGAGATTATTACAGGATGGAACTGTACATTATACGATATACCATACCTTGCAAAGAGAATCACTCGTATTCTAGGTGAGAAAGCATCAAAACAACTATCTCCATGGGGTTTAGTGACTCATGAAGAGATTTTTATACAGGGTAGAGGGCACATACAGTATGATATTGCAGGTATTACTGTCCTAGACTACCTTGATCTGTACAAGAAGTTCACATATAAGGCACAAGAATCATACAGATTGGACTACATTGCATCTGTAGAACTTGGACAGAAGAAACTAGACCACTCAGAGCATGATACCTTCAAAGATTTCTATACAAATGGATGGCAGAAGTTTGTAGAATATAACATCATTGACGTAAAACTTGTTGACGCTCTTGAAGAGAAGATGAAGTTGATTGAACTTGCTGTGACCATGGCATTTGATGCTAAAGTAAACTTCAATGACGTATTCTATCAGGTTCGTATGTGGGATATGATTATCTACAACGACTTGAAGAAAAAGAATATTGTTATACCACCAAAACAGGATGAAGATAAGGCAGATAGGTATGCAGGTGCATATGTCAAGGAACCAAAACCGGGTGTGTATGATTGGGTGGTATCTTTTGACTTGAATAGTCTTTATCCTCATCTTATAATGCAATATAATATTTCACCAGAGACTTTACTGGATGAAAGATATCGTGGTGTGAGTGTAGATAAGTTATTGAACGAAGAAGTAGACCTATCTGGTCTCAAAGACGTCACTGTATGCCCAAATGGTGCTGTATTTACCACTAAAAAGAGGGGTTTTTTACCCAAAATAATGGACAAAATATACAGTGAAAGAGTCATCTTCAAGAAGAAGATGCTCAAGGCAAAGCAAGAGTATGAGAAGTCTCCTACCAAGGCATTGGAAAGAGAGATTGCTCGCTGTAATAATATACAGATGGCAAAGAAGATTCAACTCAACTCTGCCTATGGTGCTATCGGTAATAACTATTTTCGTTATTACAAATTAGCATGTGCTGAAGCAATCACATTAGGTGGTCAGTTTTCTATTCGTTGGATAGAGAACAAAATGAACATCTACATTAATAAAATACTAAAAACTAAGGAGGTTGATTATGTCATTGCTAGTGATACTGACTCTATCTATTTGCATATGGGTCCTCTGGTCGAAACTGTATACAAAGGGAGAGAAAAGATTACTGAAGGCATTGTCTCGTTCCTTGATAAGATCTGTGATATGGAACTTGAAAAGTATATTTCGAGTTCTTACGAAGCGTTGGCCACGTATGTAAATGCTTACGAACAGAAGATGTTCATGAAGCGTGAGACAATAGCAGAGAGAGGTATATGGACAGCAAAGAAAAGATATATTTTGAATGCATGGGATATAGAAGGTGTAAGATTTGCAGAACCAAAACTGAAGATGATGGGTATTGAAGCAGTCAAATCATCTACACCTGCACCATGCAGAACTCTTATCAGAGATGCATTGAAAGTTATACTAACACAGACAGAACAAGACATTATAGATTTCGTAGAACAAGCAAGAGTAGACTTCAAGAAGTTACCTGCAGAAGAGATCGCATTTCCTAGATCAGTTTCTAATGTAACAAAGTATCAAAGTTCAAGTGGCATATACGCCAAGGGAACTCCTATTCATTCCAGAGGATCTTTACTTTTCAATCATCATATAAAGAAAAATAAACTAGATAATAAGTATAATATGATAAACAATGGCGAAAAAATAAAGTTTGTTTACCTCAAGAAACCCAATCCGATTCATGAAAATGTTATTTCGTTTATCAATCAATTTCCCACTGAGTTAGGGTTACAAAAATATATCGATTACGATTTACAATTCAATAAATCTTTTATCGAACCTGTTCGGGCGATACTAGATGCTATTGGGTGGTCACTAGAGAAAACTGCAACACTTGAATCTTTCTTCATTTAGTGCTATACTTTTAAAATCAGGACATTTTATTTTGGATTTACCAATTAACGACAAAGAACTAGAAACTATTGTCAAAGCGTTGACACTTGGTGGGGACTCATCCCTATATGAAAAATTGAAGTTAGTCAAGGAAACTAGGGATGCAAATCCCGGTGGTCCTTACAAAAAGATCCTGCGAGAAACACATGGAATGGTAATTTGATGAATTTTTTTGATGATGTAATCAAAGACATAGGGAAAGACACTGCAAAGTTGTCTAAAAATTTAGAAGAATCTCATACATTTCTAGATACTGGTTCCTATATCTTCAATGCACTCTGTAGCACATCCATATTTGGAGGTGTATCTGACAATAAAATTACTGCTATTGCAGGAGCAGAAGCAACGGGCAAAACTTTCTTTGCCCTTTCTATCTGTAATAATTTTATGAAGCAGAACCCTAAAGGAGGAATTGTATACTTTGACACAGAGGGTGCTATAACAAAAGAATTATTAGAGAAGAGGGGGATGGATCCCACAGGTAAGCAGTTCTTGACAATTGATTGCTTGACTGTAGAAGACTTCAGAAATGTTGCATATAAAATACTAGACAAGTATAACAGTCAGAAGGAAGAAGATCGACAACCAATGCTATTGGTTCTCGATTCTCTAGGAAATCTTTCTACAGAAAAAGAAACCAAAGATATAGCGGATGGTAAATCAGTTCGTGACATGTCTAAGGCACAACTTGTAAAAGGTGCATTCAGAGTTCTAACACAGAAACTCAGTATTGCCAAAGTCCCACTAATTGTTTTGAACCACACCTATGATGTTATCGGATCTTACATGCCCACAAAGGAGATGGGCGGTGGTAGCGGTCTCAAGTATGCTGCCACTACTATCATATACCTATCTAAATCTCAAGAAAAAGAAGGTACAGAAAGAGTCGGAAATATTATCAAGGCAAAGGTTGCTAAGTCGCGTATAAGCAAAGAGAACGAACAAATTGCTACACGTCTATACTATGATGAGCGTGGTCTAGATAAGTATTATGGTCTTGTTGAACTTGCTGAGAAAGGTGGTATCTGGAAGAAAGTCTCAACTCGTTACGAAGTTGATGGTAAAAAAATATATGCCTCTGAGATATACAAAAACCCTGAGAAATATTTTACACAAGAAGTATTAGAAAAAATTGACACTGTTGCAAAACAAACTTTTAGTTATGGGGAAAAATAAAAGTGTCTCAATTTATTAGACTTTATAAAAACGTTCTTCCTCCCAGTTTATGTTCTAATATAATCGACACTTATGAAAAGTTATGGAGAGAACAGGAAGAAGAAATAAAACAAATGAGTCTCTGCTACAATGAAAGTGGTCTAAAACTTTGTGGTGCTTGTGATTGTCAAAGACTTGATATCATGCAACATGATGAGATGAAAGGACACTTCTATCAAGTTGTTCATAGGTTTCAATATCTTGTCTCACAATACAAAAGAGATGTTATCGCTCATGATTGCCAGTTTCCTACAACATATAAGTATGAAAATTTTAGAGTAAAAAGATTTTTACGTGCTGGAAATCAACAACATGATACTCATGTTGATGTAACAAATGCTGATAGTGCAAAAAGATTTTTAGCATTCGTATGTTATTTGAATGATGATTTTGATGGAGGTGAAACAATTTTTCCACAGTATGATTATCAAAGTGAAGTAACCACTGGATCAGTTCTTATTTTTCCTGTTGCATGGAATTATCTACACAGAGGAAAACCAATTACAAAGGGATATGCAAAGTATATGTTAGGATCTTTTCTTCAGTATGAACAAAGACAAGAAATGAATCGGATTGGAGATAAGACAATGGGACTTGACAACACAAACATCTGACAATACAATGAAACAATATGGAAACGGAAAGAGTACCACTAACAATTCTGAGTAATTTACTTTACGATGAAGTATATGCTCGTAAGGTCCTCCCATTTATTCGTGATGAATACTTTGAAGAGAGAACTGATCGTGTAGTATTTCAACAAATTGCAGAATATATCAAATCATATGATGGACTTCCAACTAAAGAAGTTCTTCATATCGAGGCAGAGAAACGTGATGATCTTACACAAGATGAATTTTCTTTAGTTGAAAACTTGATTGATGCCTTGCAAGAGTCATCGTCTGAAAGAGTATGGGCACAAGATACAACAGAGTCATGGTGTAAAGAGAGAGCGATATATCTTGCATTGATGAAGAGTATACAGATTGCTGATGGTCAAGATGAGAAACATAGTAATGATGCTATACCAGAAATACTGAAAGATGCTCTAGCAGTAGGATTTGATCAGCATGTGGGGCATGATTACATTGATGATTCAGAAGGAAGATATGAATACTATCATAGAAAAGAAAATAAGATAGAGTTTGACCTTGAAATGTTCAATAA